CGCATTTTCACGCCGGACGCTTTCCTTTGTGAGCTGGTCAATCTGTTCCAGAGTATAAATCATGTTCGCTTCTCCCTGTGATAACACTTCAAGCCAAGTCTGCGGCATGTTTCGTCAATAATGACATGCTGGATATTTTCTTCATAATCATCGAAGCCATACCCTCTGCTTTCCATTACGGCATTTCGCTCCTCACGAACTTCCTCACACACGGCTTCCCACTGCTCAAACGTGATATTTTCAGGTACAACAAAACGATAGCGGTATTTGTAGTCAACCGCTTCCATGACAGCAGTACCGTCAGCGAATGCGCCGGGGATATCTGCGTCTGTGCTAAAAGAATATTGCGTGGTTTTCGGTGGATGGGTGTGAATGTTGTAACTACCTTCCAGTTTACCACCCAGATACGAACAGTCAACCCCTCTGGGATTGTTGTCGGTCATATAATGTACTTCGCCATCTTTTGTAATGACCATCATATGCTCAACGTCAGATTTTGCATAGCCAGAACAGAACGAATTTTTAAGCGCGTCAACCTGTTTCGTGTTGGTCGTATCGACCTTTCCCAAAACTTTACGTACGGTTTTTCCATTCTGTCCAGATGCGCCGCCGCTTCCTCGTGTACTTTTAGCCTCAGGAAGCTCTGCCTTTCGCGCCTGTGCGCTTGCCCTGCCGGCTTCGCTCCTGCCGAACTTGGGCACGCTGACACGGGCGCTGTCCACACGGCCACCCGTGGCCTGTGCAAACTCTGCAAGGCTCTGGCGGGCCGCTTTCAGGCGCACAGCGCTGTCGGTAGGGTCCAGCCCGGCAGCATCCTCGGCCAGATACCGCTTTTTCCAGCGGCGGACGTTCCGCTCCCGGGCGCGCTGCATCTGGGATATCTCGTAGGCGGTGTACTTTTTGCCGTTCCACTCGATGTTCCGGGCGTTCAGCTCCTGCAGCTGCTCCTGCGTCCATTGGGGCGGGTCGCCCAGCTCCGGGAACACCGCGAAAAAGGTGTGGCGGCAGTTCCAGCCGCAAAGGCCTGCGCCGGTACCGTAGCCGGTGGCGGCTTCAAAATCCGGGTAGTGTTTGCCCTTGTAGTCCACCGCGCCGCCCCGGTGGAAGCGCCTCCCCTGCCACTCTGCATGAGAAGGACGTGCACCGCCATGGGCACTTGTCTCCACAAACTCGCAGCCCATTTCGTCCATGCGGGCTTCCTGAAGCTTGCCGCAAGTCTGGTTCACACCGGTCAACACGGCACGCCGTGCGGCCACCTCGATGCTGTCCTTGTGGCCGCTGGGGTATGTGACCATGGGCATGTCGTCTGCAAGGCTGTCCACGGCCTGTTTGACGGCGGTTTTGTAGTCGAAGGCACCGGTGCTCACTTTGAGCCATGCAGCGTCCAGTGTGCGTTCAAAGGCCCCTGTGACGGTGTTTGCCGTGGTGGCGGTCAGATTCTGCCATGTGCCGCAGGTCTGCCGCGCGCCGGCATCCAGCAGGTTGTTCAGGGCGGCGTTCTCTTCAAAAGGGGGCGGCTCCATGTCGTAGTGGTAATAG